TCTCCCCAACAGGGCTTTGAATTGCTGAATGTTGAAAATTCATAATATACAATCTTTATTTCTGCGGGCAAAACTGCCTGGATTCATCAAATTTTGGTGTCCAACTTTTTGTCCGCAGACCCTATCGAGGAAAATACAGCCTTGATGATTGTGTAGTATACACCCTTGACTTACTTGCAATAGTGTGGTAATATGGGGTACGATGGAATAGGTCGTCACATTTCCGGAAGCCCCCGGAGGCTGTAAAATCAGCCGCCGGAGATGACCTCGAACTCATCTGCGCCTTCGATCAGCGCAAGGCTTCTGCCGTTGTCCCACTTCATATGAATGTTGCCTGCATCGTCGATGATTGCAACTGTTCCGGTTGTACCGGGCGGCACTGGCGCGATGTCGTCCGCCATGCGAATCAGGCGGATGCGAGTGCCTGCGGGATAGCGCTCCCGTAGGGCTTTCAGTTCAGCATCATTCGGAAACCGCATCGTCAGCACCTCCTTCGGGCTTGCCGTGACGGAAGGCGGAGCTTCCGGTCAGGTTGCGGAGCAGAACCTTGCGCACCGGCTTGTACTCTTCGCCAATCATGCCGAGGCGCAGGAGGAAGCAGCGGAATGCGTACTTCTCGTTGTCACTGGTGTCCGGCTTGTTGACCACGCGCTTGAGGTTCTTTGCGAACTCACAAAGGGCGGTAATGAAGCGAGTGTAGGCATCGCCGTCGCCGTCCTTCTCGACCGTGAACCACGGGAACTCAACCGTTTCCTCGCACTTGTTGACCGCAAGGCTCTCCGTGTTCAGCGCGTGTTTCAGGAGCGTTTCCTTGTTGGCGATGAGCTGGAGCAGATTGTTCATCGACTGCTCCGTGAAGAAATCCCTCGGCATCGAAATCGTCAGGGCTTCCGGCTCGTCCTCGGAAGTGTAGCCTGCCTTGTTGAGTCCGTCCAGCACTCTCTTGATGACCTCAGTGTCCATGCGGTCTGCGAAGGAAAGCACAGCATCCTTGCTCAGGGTGAAGAACCCGATCTCGTAGGCGCAGCTCGGAACGCCGCAGTAGCGGACATCCATGTCTGCAAGCTCGCCGATCTTCTGTGCCAGTCCCTTGCGCTGGCTCTTTTCAATATTGAACTTGATATTCATGATGTGACCTCCTGTTTTTCACCGCTTGCTGCGGTTTTGATTGTAGTCACATATTAACTCTGAATCGCATAGATAGCAAGACTGTAAAACGGAGAATATGTGCGGGGCGGATTTGCGCCGATTTGTGCATATTACAGCGTTTCCGGATATTGACAGATCGGCGGATGTGCTGTATAATCATAGTAATAGAAATCGGAATTTATGAATTAAAAGAGGATAATTATATAATGATAAAAATTGCTCATCTTTTTAAGAACTATTATTTAGGGATATCCTTTATTGGAATTATTGCATTCGTGATACAAGAAATCCCGTATATAATAATGCCATTAGTTAAACCTGAATCAAATCCAATAATGAATATGCAAAATGAATTGAAATGCATCCAGATTCTACAAGGCGTGTTTGGTATGCTTTCAATGGTTTTATTGATGCTGATTGTTAGAGATGATGTAGGCTTTTTCTCAATAGAAACAACAAGAGATAAAGTATTTTTTGTATCAACCCTTGTCATGATATTCATTAATTTTATCGGATGGACGTTATATTATACCGGGCATCAAATCAGTTGGGTGATAGTAATAAGTCAATTTGCGGTCGTTCCGCTTTACTATTTATGTTTCGGATTGTGGAAGCAAAATTACCCATTGGTTTTTTCAGCAGCATTATTTTTTGCAATTCATACTATTAATGGATATATGAATTTTATTGCGAAGAAGTAATATAAATTCTGATTTACGCGAATAATACACCATCAGCCTTCCTTCGTTTCCACCTCTTTGACCGGATCGGAATAAGGAATCTGCTGTCCATCACGAATTACGTACACGCCTTCGGCATTCCCGGTGTCTTCAACATAGCGCCGGAGGATGACGGAGGCGTATTTTTCGTCCAGTTCCATCATGTAGCAGATGCGGTTCATCTGCTCACACGCCATGAGCGTCGAGCCGCTGCCGCCGAAGGTGTCGATGACCACGGCGTTCTCCTGCGTGGAGTTTCCAATGGGATAGCCGAGCAGGTCGAGAGGCTTGCTGGTCGGATGGTTCGCATTGCGCTTCGGCTTGTCGAAATTCCAGATGGTCGTCTGCTTGCGGTCGGAATACCACTTGTGCTTGCCGTTCTGCATGAAGCCGTACAGCACCGGCTCGTGCTGCCACTGGTAATCGGAGCGTCCGAGGACAAGGCTGTCCTTCACCCAGATGCAGCAGCCTGCAAGGTGGAATCCCGCATCGACGAATGCACGGCGGAAATTCAGTCCTTCCGTATCAGCATGGAACACATAAGCCGCGCCACCTTTTTCGAGGTGGTCTGCCATACACTTGAAAGCAGAGAGCAGGAAGTTGTAAAACTCCTCGTTTTTCATGCTGTCGTTCTGAATGGTCAGCCCGCTGGCACTCTTGAAAGATACACCGTAGGGCGGATCGGTCAGGATGAGATTTGCTTTCGTATCGCCCATGAGTGTATTTACATCTTCGGGGCTGGTCGCATCACCGCACATGAGGCGATGCCTGCCGACCGTCCACACGTCGCCGCGCTCCACAAAGGAAGCCTTCTCCAGCGCAGCAGTCAGGTCGAAATCGTCATCCTTTGCATCGGAGTCCGTGCCGTCAGAGAACAGGTCAGCCAGCTCCTTTTCATCGAAGCCGGTCATGGAGAGGTCGTAACCGAGGTCTTGCAGTTCCTGCATCTCCACGGCGAGCAGTTCCTCGTCCCAGCCTGCATCCAGCGCCATACGGTTATCCGCGAGGATATAGGCTTTCTTCTGTGCATCGGTCAGGTGGTCAACATAGACACACGGCACTTCCGTAATGCCTTCCTCCTTCGCTGCCATCAGGCGACCGTGACCTGCGATGACATTGTACTCCCGGTCGATGATGACCGGATTGACGAAACCGAACTCACGCAGCGAGGAACGCAGCTTCTTGATCTGCTCCGGCGAGTGAGTGCGGGCGTTATTTACATACGGGATGAGCTTGTCAGTGGCGACAAGCTGAAAGTCTGTCGTTGTTTTCATGTGTACCTCACTTCCTGCTGCGGAGTAGCTGCTCCATCATATCGTCCTGCGGAGAGCCGTCAAATTTTGTGGTACAGTTCTGCTTCACGATATCGAAAATCTCGTACCAGAGCAGATTTGCCTGTTTCTGATAGGACTGGCTGAGTGATGCGAACGGGGATGCGACCACGCCGCCGGTCGTCGGGTGCTTGCCGAGCAGACCGTAGGTCGAGAGCGCGTCCTCACACTGGATAAAACGAGCGAACGCCAGCGAGTAGCTTTCAAGCAGTCGCTTGTTCACCAGCTTTTCGCAACCGCGATTCTTCAGCCATATCCATGTTTCCTTGTAAATTTCATCAGCGCCGAGGGGCTTACCGTCCTTCTGCCGTGCCGAGAGGTATTCACTCGGCGAGGGCATTTCCTCACCGACAAGGTCAGCGGCATCATCAAGGTCAGCACCTTCCAGCGCGGTCGGGGTGAATTCGATGATGTCGGCATCCTCACCGGCAGCAATTTTCTCGGCGAGCGGTTTCGGTTTATCACCGGCACGGACACGTCGTCCGCCACGGTTGGTACCGTCCTTTGCCATATTCATCACCACCTAAAAAAATGCCGAAACCACGCGGATTTCGGCTTGTAAAATATTCGAGGGGGTTAATCGGTCGTTTGAACTGCACTTTTTGTGCGCGAGAGGGGGCGCCGGTCTTGTGATCGCTGCTCCGTAGAGATTTCGATACCCCCACCGGGCAGCCCCCAGCCCTCCCCATCAGTAGGAGTATTCCGGTCTGCTGTCCTCAGTTCCGGTTTTCTTATCGTGACACGCCTTGCATAGCGCCTGCCAGTTGGTGTCGCTCCACATCAGGTAATGGTCACCACGGTGTGGAACGATATGGTCAACGACTGTTGCGGTCACATACTTGCCCTGCGCCAGACACTTCACGCACAGCGGGTGCTTCCGCAGGTACGCCTTGCTGACACGCTGCCACTTGCTGCCGTAGCCACGCTTGGCGGCTGACGGACGCTCAGGGTGCAGGGGCTTGTGTTCGTCGCAGTACGCACCCTCGGTCAGTCTCGGACAGCCGGGATGCTTACACGGTTTCAGCGCCTTCCTCGGTATCGCCGACACCTCCTTCGGGCATAAGAAAAGCCGCTGCGGATACCCACAACGGCTCTTTACAGATTCTTCTATTATACATTATATCACACATTACCGGTGTTTGCAAGTCCCACGGTGTCCCAACTTTTCAAGGCAGCTACGGCTGT